GTCCACGGCGCCGAGCGACACACCGGCGCGGCGCGCGATCCCGCCGGCCGCCTCGGCGAACAGCTCTCCGAGGTAGGCATTCAGATCGCAGACCTCCTCCGTGGTGCCGCCCGAGGCCGCGGTGAGGATGCGCGCGCGCAGTCCCGGCGGATACGGGAAAGTCTCGAAAGCGAGGAGGTGCAGGACGGGCCGGTCGGCGACTGCGTGATCGAGCCGACCGTGAACGCCCGGACGTCCCACGTCTGGCTGTCGTACCTGAGCGGCACGTCGCAGTCGGTGAAGCGGAAGTCGACGTTCCCGTCGTCGTCGCTCCAGTCGAGATGCAGCAGCCGCCACTTCAGGAGGCTGGCGTCGCCGGCGTGGTCGGTGATGTACGTCATCGCTACGCCATCCCGATCAGCGCCGGGTTTTGCCGGATCGCCATCACGAGCGTCCGGTTGTTCTCCCGCAGGATCGCCCGTGTGTTGGCCGGGTTCGCGGCGGACAGCGGCCCGCTGAGTTCGGCCCGGAACTCCTTGACGGACTGAACGGCGGCATCGACGACGTCGGCCAGCGTGGTCAGGGCATTGGCCGAGGCGTTCGCCGCGTCCGCATTGGCCGTCAGGGCCGCGGCGTCGTCCACGGCGGCGGCCGTCACATTCGCCAGCGACGGCCCCATGTTCGTGAAGAGTTCCTTCGCCCGGTCCATCGCATCGGCCAGCCCGGGATTCGCGGCGAGGGCCGAGTCGCCGAGCTCCTTGATGCGTGCCGACGCGGCGGCCTCGGCGCTCCGGAGCAGCGCCTCCATCGCGTCCAGAATCCCGGCCTTGTTCTCGGAGGCCGAGAAGATGGACGAGATGTTGGCCTGGATCTGCTGCATGATCTTGCTGATCTCGGCCGGTGACGTCGCCTTCGCCAGAGACGCGATGAGCCCCTGCGTCTCGCCCATCAGGAAGCTCTCGCGCTGGCCCGGGGTCATCACGTCGAGCCGCATCCCGCGGATCTGCTGGTTGACGCTCTCGGTGATCGACTTCTGGAGCTCGCGGAGACTGCTCAGGTAGGCGACCTGGTCGTTGTAATACTGCTGCGCCAGTTCGACGAGCTCGGCCGCCTTCGTGAGCTGCTCGTCGCCCGTGTAGAGATCCAGTTCGGCGGCGAGATCGACGATGCGGGACGCGCCCTCGGCGAACAGGTCGGCCGGCGTCTTCGCCTCCTGCGCGGCGAGGTCGCCCCATATCTCGGCGGCCGTCTTCTTGAAGTTCGCAGAGAGATCCTTGAAGCCCTTGACGACGCCGACCAGTTTGTCGAGCCAGGCGATGAACTCCTCGGCGTCGCGGGTGTCGATCTGGTTGGCGATGGCATCCAGCGCCTTCGTCGTGAAGCCGAGATCCCTCATCATCCGCGTCAGCGGCGTGTCGCCGGCACCGCCGGCGAAGGTCGGGACGCCCTGCATATTCGCCCCGACACCGGCGAAGCTCTCGAACCCGCCCGTCGGCTGTCTGCCGAAGGCCATCGAGAGCAGCGTCTTCGGGAACCAGTTCTTCAGGTACGTTTCCCAGAGGACTTGCGTGTCCTTCGGATCGCCGGAGCCCCACTTGATGTTCGTCGAGCGGAGGAACTCGTCAGAGTTCCAGCGCAGCATCGAGATGAGATCCGTTCCCTTGCCGCCGCCCGTCCGCATGATGCCGGCGAGACTTCCTAGCGTCTTGCCGTAGGCGTTCCAGAGCTGCATCCCGGCTTCCGTGCTCTGGCTCAGGACTTGCCCGCCGATCAGAGTGCTCCACTCTTGCGTGCTCTTCTTGAGTAGCGAAGAGACAGCGAGAAGGATGGCGCCGACGGCCGCGACAATCCATCCGGCAATGGGGATCGTAATCAGGCCCGCCATAGCGGCGAGGCCAGTCGCAAGCGCCGCCCCTCCGGCGGCTCCGGCGATACTCGATCCGACGGTCGCGCCTGATCCGCTGCTACCGAAGCCGTATCCGGCGAAGGCTCCCGCCCCGGCAACTCCGAGAATCATCCCGAGCCCGCCGCCGCCCTTGCCGACTTGCCACTGCCCGTTCGGCCCCATCTCGAATCCGAGCTTCGTGGCGAGCCACCGCTGCGCGATGTCGGAGAAGACCTTCGAGAAGATCCCGAGCAGCGCGTCGCCGAAGGACTGGAAGGTTTCTTTCAAGCCGTCCATGTCGCCCTTCAGGACCGAGAAGAACGCCTTGTCGAAGGTCGCCGCGAGCGCCGTCCACGCCGTCGTCAGAGCGCCTTCCCACGTCTGCCGCATCGTCGGGATCTGCGCCGCCACGGCGGTCATGCCGGTGACGAAGCCGGACACCATTGCCGCCTTGAAGAGCGGCGTGTGGTTCTCGTAGATGCCCTGGACTTCGTAGAGGTGCTTGTCGAGCGCGAGCTTCTCCCGATCGCCCGCCTCTTTCCGCGCCCTCTCCATCGCGGCAATCATCTGTCTCTGGAGTTCCGGATTCTTGTCGAAGAACTCCTTGTTCGCCTTCATCCAGGTCTCGATCTTCCGGATCTCCGACTGCTCCTGCTGGCCGTCCAACTGGATCTTCTCGAGCGCCGAAAGGTTCCACATCCCTTTCAACTTCACGAGATTTTCCGAGACCGACTGGAACATCGACCTGTCCTTGTCGATGTAGTCCTTGACCTTGTCGGCGATGTCGATGATCGGCTGTTTCCACTCGCCCCACTTCTTCGCAGCCTCGCCCACGGCCTTCACGTTGCTCTTGACTTCCTCGGTCGTACCCCTTAACGACCGGGCGAGTTTCTGTGCCGCATCGTTGACCTTCGTGATCTCGTCGTCCGTCTTCGCGGCGGCGAGATCCTTCCCGAGTTTTACGATGTTCGCGTTGTCGGGAAATTTCGCGGAGAGCGTGTCGATCAGGGTCTGCGTGTTGTCCTTCAGATTTCCGAAGGAGACGGCGACCTTCTTGTTCTCCTCCCGAAGATCGACGAAGTAGAGCTTCAGGGCGACGATCGCGGCACCCGTGACGACGGCGACGGCGCCGATGGTCCCGAGGACGGCGGCCAGCGGGGCGGATGCGACGGTCGCGGTCAAGATACTTCCGGTCAGGCCAATGAAGCCGGTCGTGACCGTTGACGTGATTACCGCCAGCGCGGACGCGGCTCCCTGCAAGGCCAGCCACGCCTTGACGGCGAGGTAGACCCCGATGGTCATCGGCCCGAGCGCATCGGTGATAGCCGTGATGCCGTCCACGAGCAGTTTCACCGCCGGCAGGAGCGGGTTGAGGGCTTGCAGGAACTTCAGCCCGGCGTCCGCGGCGACGACGCCGAACTGGATGAGGCTCTGGATCAGCGGCGAATACTTGGTGACGAGGTCCGCGATGACGCGGCCCATCTCGTTCAATTTCTGCTGGAAGCCGGCCGCCGCCTCGTCGGCGAGGACGAGCTGCTTCTTGAGGACGTCGAAGAGCGGCTTCGACGCCTCGCCGAGCACCTGTCCGAGCCGGTCCTTGAGGTTCGACATCCGAACGGAGAAGTTCGCCGTGGCCTCGGCGGCGGCCTCCGTGAACGGCCGCAGCTTGTTCAGGTAGAACTCGGCGAGGTCGCCGCCGGAGGCTCTAACCTTGTTGATCTCATCCCTCGTAATCCGAAGCACCTGGTTCAGCCGGTTGTCCGGGCCGGTCTCGCCGGTGAATAGCGCCCGGAGCTCTTGCGCTGCCTGGTGCGTCGGGATCGAGAGCGCCTGCATGGCCTGCGCGGCGGCGACGGTGATCTGCCGCACCTGGTCGATGTTCGTGACGCCGGCCGTCAGCGCCGGCCCGAGCGCCGCCTGAAACGCCTTCGTCAGCTCCTCGTAGGAGGCGGCCGTCGTGAGCGCGTCCGTCTTGAGTTGCGCCTGTATCTCCGACGCCTGCGACATCGCGGCGTTCATCGCCTGCTGCTGCGTCGCCGCCTCGCCCGTCGAGGTCGTGTAGTCCTGGTTCGCCAGGAGGAGGGCCGCGATTCCGGCCTTCGTGTCCTCCATGACGCTGTTGAACTCGATGCCCGTCTTGATGGCGGCCCCGAAGCTGAACGCCCCGCCCGCGATGCCGGCGAGCGCGGTCAGTTGCCCGAACAACCCGGAGACGGTCTGCCCGATCCGCTGGATCGCCGGACTGGCGGCGTCCTCTGCGGTCAAACGGATCGAAGCGTTGTAGTCAGCCACTACTTCTTGGTCCTCGCTTCAGATTCCTTGCGCCACTCGTTCAACTGATCCATCTCCAGCCCTTGAATGAGGTCGAACACCCACCCGAAGTCCACGTCGATCGTCCCGGCAAGCGCGGCGACGCCGGCATAGTCCAGCCCCGTCGCGCCGCCGAAGCCGACGCGCCACTGCGTCTGGGCGTGCCGCCACAAACGCAGCGCCTCCATCTGCCGGAACGTGAGGCCCTTCGCCTCGCGCTCCTTCCGGCAGTCCTCGCCCGTGTGGAAGCAGACGTCGCGCCCGTACCGGGCACGCCCCGCCTCGCGGCATACGCCGCAGTTGGCGAAATCGAGGCCGCTCGCATTGGTCGCACGGCGGACGGCCTCTAGGAGTTTTTTCCTTCGACCTCGGACTTCTTGGACGTCTCCTCCCGAAGCTCGCTGGCCTTCTGGACGATCCAAGCCCGCAGGTCGTCGTCGTCGATGATCCGCTTCCGGTAGGCGGTCGGCGAGAGCTTCTGTCCGTTCGACTCGAACGAGGCGACGAGCTGGAACGCCAGCTCGACTCCTCCCTCGAACTCGACGTGCATCGGCGACGAGCCGGGCCGCCAGTCCAGGTTGCGGCGTGCGAGTTCCCGCGAGGCATCGGCTGCCTTTTTCTGCGTCAGCGGATGCACCTCGACGAGATCCCCCGATTCCGTGGTGTATTGCTTCACTTGCCCTCCTTCTGCCGTCTCAGGCGTAGTACGTGTCCTGCTGGTCCTGAATGGTTTCCATGATGAGCATCGTGGCGTCGCTGGTGTTGTAGGCGGCGCGGTAGCTGAGATCCATGAACACCGGCCCGTCGTTGGCGAGCGGCGGCGTGTTCGGCTGGAAGATGACCTTCGGGAGCTTGATCCGGAAGGAGCGGTTCACTCCCGCCGTCCAAGTGAACTCGAGCGAGGACGCGGTCGCGCCCGAGAGGCCGAGGACCGCGACGTCGTTGACGACGCACTTGATCGTCCCGTCGATCGAGTACCGGCCGGGCGTCAGCCAGCCCATCGCGGCGTCCGCGCCGACGACCGAGCCGCTCTGGAGGTTCGCGTTGATGCGGATCTCGCCCGAGGCGAGGTACGTGACGGCCGAGCCGCCGATCTTCACGTCGGCCGCCTCGAGCATCAGCGTGTCGAGCGGGCCGCCGCCGACGGTCGGACCCGTGCGCCAGTCGGTCAGGGTGCCGTCGTAGGCCGTCGTCTCGACGGTGACGTTCTTCGACTGGAAGCCCATCGTGAACTGAGAGAAGCCGGTCGGGGCCAGCGGGATCGTCATCGTGTTCATCCGGGCACCGATGGCGCGGATGTAGCGGTGCGTCCCGTTGATGTTGTGGTCGATCTCGATGACGGCCGATGGCGGGGCCGTGGAGCCGAGCTTCGAGGTCAGCGTGTAGGGGTCGCCGGCGCCCGTCTTGACGAGCGTCCCGGTCAGGAGCTTCGTGAAGAAGGGCAGGCACCGGACGTTCGGGATGACGGCCATGTCGCCCGTGCCGCTCCGGACGCCGAAGGCGGGGTCGTTCGCGTTGAAGTCGCCCCGGATCGACGGGTTGTCGATCAGTTCCTGCGTGCCCGAGATGTTGCAGGAGACGACCGAGAGCTGGCGGCCCTCGGGCGACGGGCCGGTCGTCTTGATGACGCCCCACGACGTCTCAAAATCGACCGCGACTGTTGACTGAGAACCGAGAGCTGGATCAGCCATTTCCTTTTCCTCCTAATTTCCGACGAGTACGTCGAGTTCAAATGCGATGACGGTGCCGAGAATGTCGGTGCGTCCGATGTCGAGTGGCCGATCCGACCGCCAGTAGTACCGGGACTTGAGCGCCACGGCGCTCTGGGAGTAGTGGAGCCGGTCGCGGACCGTTTCGAGGATTGTTCGGAGCGTCGTCCGCGCGTCGATCCGCCCCCGCTGCGAGCCGACGATGACCGTGATCTCCCACCGGAACGTCGCCCGCTGGAGCTTCTGGCCGACGCCGAGCGGCTCTTTCCACTCGGCCCCGGCATCGATGATGCCGACGGCCGGGAGCCGGATGCCGTCCTTCGCCACGAGATCCTCGGCCGACGCCGTCGGCTTCAGCTCGACGACGCCCGTCATGCCGGTCAGCGCCGTCACGATCTCGGCTTCCATCGCGGCGTACAGGCCGACGTCGGTCATCCGCGTCCCCGCTTCCCGCCCATGTCGGTGCTGCCGCCAGAAGCCGGCACGACGGCTTCCTTGCCCCGGCCGATGTAGGTCGCCCACCGCCGGCCGATGGTGCGGAGGTTGTCAGGCTTCCAGACCAGGTACGGGCGCCGCTTGATCCGGGTGACTTTCAGAAGCAGGAAGATCGCCCGGATGCCCTTCATCGACGAAGCCTTCGACGCCGTTTTCCACATCCGCTGGAAGACGATCAGTTTCCCGCCGGCGATCCCTTTCGCCGCCCGGACGAACGTGCTGTGGAAGTCCCGCGGCCCCTTCGTCCGCGCCTCGGTCAGCGTCAGCGGCGGGACGAGCGGGATGGCGAGGAACTTCCCGGCCCGCGGCCGGACCTCGCCGCCGCGGTTGTGGATGCCGGCCTGGGCGAGCCGCGATCCGATGACGACGTCCCGGCTGTTGGCCGTGTAGGAGATCGAGTTGCGGAGCCGCCCCGTGTCGATCAGGGGCGAGCCGCCACGGCGCACGGACGGCCAGCCCGGGCCGTGCTGCCGGAAGTTCATCGGGACGGCCGTGAAGGTCATGTAGTGCCCGGCGTCGGCGAAGAGGTCGAGCTTCTTCTCGGCGCGGACTTGCATCGCCTTCAGGCTCGCCAGAAGCTCCTCCTTGCCCTCGATGGTGGCGGTCAGCTTCACAGACCTCCCGCCAGGTCGGTTCCGAAGACCGGGTCTTCCGAGTCGGCGATGGCCTCCTCGTCCGTCACTTCGACGTCCACGGTCGGGACCGCGGCGCCGGACGGCAGCGAGAGCGTCCCCTTGCCGATCGCCATCAGCCAGTCGATCGTCGCCTTGTATTCGTTCCCGAGCGAGCCGTTGAAACTCTCGCCAATGTCGTTCCGGAGGAAAAGGAACCACTTGACGAGGACGATGCAGTGCGCCTTGAGAATCGCCAGCGAGGTCGCGTCGGTGACGGGGACGGTGTAGCGGCCGGCGAGGTAGCCGTCGATCCGGCTCGAGGCGTCGGAGAGCGCCGCGGTGAGGACGAGCGAGTCTTCCATATTGCCCGACTCGGTCGTGAGCTGCGCGAGCTTCGTCTCGGAGATGAGCGAGGCCAGGTCGGCTTCTGTCGCGTAGGCCATCAGGCTCCCCTCATGTAAGTGCGCTCGATCGTGTTGTTGTGGCTCTGGATGTGGACGTGCGGGCCGGACCCGTGCAGGCGGGCGTAGGCGACCGGCTTCGTCGGGCGCACCGGGTCGTAGACGTACCGGCCGTTCAGGTAGGCGGCGAGCCGGTCGACATCCGACGGCGGCCGGTCCTTCGTCCGGACGTCCACGGCCCGCCAGGCGGGATGGATGCCCGTGCCGCCGAGCTCGGCGTCCTCGACCCTCGAGCGCCAGATCGACGTGACCTTGAAGATCCAGCCGAGCGCGTTACTGGCGAAGCTGGCGGCGTCGAGGACGATCAGCCGCGTCATGTTCGACAGGTTCCCGCTCTCCCATTCCTGCAGGAGACGGATGTCCGCGAACGTGAGCGGCTCGTCGTGCCAGTCGGCCGATGCGCCGCCCCCGCCGAAGTCGCCGCCGCCGGCCTTGAACTCTCCGCTCATTTCTTCACGCCGAGCGCGCCTTCGATGCGCGCCAGCCGCTCGTTCACGTTTGCCAGTTCGTCGGCGACGCGGCGGTCGCCGGAGCGCAGAACATCGCCGAGCGCGTTGACGAGTTTCGCGTGTGAGTCGGCGTCGCCGTTGTGCTCGGCCAGGCGGCGGGTGATGTAGTAGTCGAGCAGCGGGAATCCGATGAGATTCCAGAGAACGAACAGCGCCGATGCCGTCCAGATGACGTACTTCAGCGGGACAACGCGCACGGTAACGTGACCGTCTCGCCTGCGTTCCTCGAACTGGACGTCTACGTCTTCCATATCGTCCATCGTCATGGCTTCCCATCGTCTTTCGTCGCGGCGGCGACGGCTGCGGCCGACAGCGGCGGATCGTCGGGCTGCTTCACGCCGAGCCGCTTGGCGACCGACCAGAAGTTGAGCGCCAGCGGCATACAGAAGCCGAGGACGAACCGGGCGGCCGGCGGCATCTCGCTGTAGCAGGGCCAGGTCATCTTGATCGCGTTGGTGATGAAGGTCGCCAGGACGAAGATCGCCGCCGCCCACCCGATGAACGCCGGGTGCTCGCAGACGAGATCGACGAGGACTCCTGCGACCTTTTCTCCGATGGCGGCGATCTGTGTCATGGCGTCATCCCCGTTTCCCGGCCTTCGGCTTCAAGGGAAGCGTCGGTTTCGGCAGGATGCGCCGCGCCGACGGTTTCTTCGGCGGTGCCGCGACGGGTTGAGTCACGGCGGGCGGACCTACGGTCGCCGCCTTGAGCGTGGCGTCCGCGAAGACGACGCTCAACCGGGCGTGCATCCCGGGCGGGAGCATCGTCGCGGCGAGGACGTCCATCACCTGTTTCCGCAGGCCGTCGATGAGCAGGACGATCTCGTGGTTGGTTGGCATCGGCGACCTCACCTGATGACCACGCTCGAGCCGCCCCCGATGACGCCCATGAACCAGAGCAGCACGATCAGGAACAGCATGAAGCCCAAGATCGCAAGGATGGGATTCGGGATGGTCACGCCCATCTGGCCGAGCAGCCACCGCACTCCGACGACGAGGATGGCGATGACGCACAGAGCCAGCAGGAAGTAGATGACGCCAGTCAGGGAGATGGCGACGGCGAGAGACGCAGCACTCATTTTGGCCCCGCTAGGTCGGAGAAGGCGACGTGCTTCTTGAGCGCGTCCCACATCTCCGGGGTTATCGCTGCGTTGGGGTTCTGGTTGAAGAGTTCCACGAGCTTCAACGCAAGCGGGAGGCCGACCTGGACGATGAGCGGGATGAGGACGGCGACCGGCATTTACTTGACTCCGTACATCGCCAGAAGGGCGAGGTACTGGTTCATGGCCTCGTTCACGACCGCGAGGACGAGCGCCGTCTCGCCACCCGTCTTGGCCGCGTCCACGGCGGCGTCGCGGATCTTCTCGTAGGAGTTGTAGGCGGCCTCGGCCTTGTCGTACCTGTCGCCCCACAGCGCCGGATTGCTCGCCTTGTTGGCCTGGTAGACGGCCCCGAAGGCGCGAGCGCCGCTCTGGACGGCGAGGTTGCACGCGGCGATGGTCTGGTAGGACTTGACCTCGGGCGGGGCCGTCGAGGAGCAGGCCACGGCCACCATGACGAGGAGGACAGAAAAAATCGCCCGGCCCCGGGCCGAGGGGCGGCCTCTGGTGGCGGCCGGGCAAACGTCCGTCGCAGCGCAGTTCATGGCGTCACTTCTTTTCGACCAGCTTGAACGTCCGCGCTGTCGGTCCGACGACGATCGTCATCAGCACCGGCAGGCCGTTCGATTCGTAGACCAGCGTCCCGTCCGCGGCCAGCTTCCATCCCGTGATACCGCGGAAGCTCATGAACGCCTCGTTCGGGCACGCGGTTGGCGTAGGCGTTGGCAACGGTGTCGCAGAGGTAGCAACCGGCGACGGGGTCGGCGTGCTGTACGTGGGGGGCGTAGGCGTGGGCGTTGGAGTGCGCGTAATCGTAGGCGTCGGCGTCGTGGGTCGCGTCGGCGTCGGCGTGGGCGGCGTCCACGGCTGGCTCCAGGCCATGTGGCAGAAGCACAGACCGAAGAGGACCAGCCATTTCATACTCCCGGCTGGCCGCCCTGCGGAGTCGCCTTTTCTTGCAAGCTGGTATAGGCGAGCTCCTTCGGCTGGTGCCCGACCATCATGCTCGTCTGGAACTGCTGCCACGTCATCACGAGTCCCAGATAGAACGAGTAGGCCAGCGTGTCCGGGTAGCAGTAGGGCGCCATCTCGAGGCCGCACTCGTAGAACGTCATGCAGTTCGATGGCGTGGCGTGGGCGATGACGTTGATGGCCGCGAGGATGTCGGTCGTCGGCATCCCGAAGGTGGGGCCGGGGACGCCCGGGAACGGGTTGTAGAGGCTCCGCGCCCGGAAGATGACCTCGTCCTCGATGTAGTAGTTGAGCACCGGGATCGGCTGGCCATACTCGACGCCGTACCTCGACTTGAACTGCTCCGGCGTGACGAGCGCCCACCGGGCGAGGAACTTCTCGGCCTCGGTTTCGGCCGGCGGCAGAGGCGGCGGGTTGCCGGCACCGCCGAGGAACTTGGCCTTGAGCTCCTTCACGATCCCGAGAATGAGGTCGATCTTTTCCGGTTCGTTGGGCATTGAGTTCCTCTCTGCTCGGGTAATGGGGCGGCGGCTCGCAACCGCCGCCCCGGTTGGTCTACGGGGTCACGTCGAGGAGGACGTGGATCTTGAGCGTGCCGTCGTTGTTCGCGTCGCTGTTGGTGACGTAGAACTTGGTGACGTTGGCCGTGAACGGGTTCGTGGCCGTCTCGTTGTTGGTCCAGGCGAGCTGCTCGCCCGCCGCGAGGGTGAACGTGTCGTCGGGGACGGTCGTGCTGTTGGTCTCGACCACCATCGCCGTCGTGGCGTAGATGGAGCACGCCTTGACGTCGGCGTAGTCGAACGCGAGGTCGATCTCGTTGTCAGCGGTGTTCTTGACGATGGTGCCTTCATAGGCGACCTCGCCGTCTGCGCTGACGGCGTCGGCGGTGTAGGCGATCCTCGCACCGCCGACCTGGTATTCCACGAGCTTGGTATGGGTCGGCATCAGCCTCTCCTTCTCATCAGGTTGGCGTCACGGTCGGAGTGCGTGTCGCGGTGGGCGTCGGCGTTGCCGTCGGGAAGCCCGGCGGAACGGCCGGCGTCGGGGTCCACGTCGGGCGGGCCGTCGGCGTCTGCGTGACGGTCGGCGTCCGTGTCGGCGTGTTGCTCGGCGTCACCGTCGGCGTCCGGGTCGGCGTCGGCGTCGTCGTCGGCGTGTTCGTCGGCGTGTAGGTCGGCGCGTTGAACATCGCCGCGCCGCCGAGCGTCGCCGTGATGGTCACGGTGTTCGTCGCGTCGGCGATGATCGCGTAGGCGCGGTACAGGCACGCGCCGCAGACGGGCGCCTGGTAGAAGTCGGAGATCGCCTTGAACGTGTAGACGGGCGCCCAGTTGGTCCCGTCGTTCGACAGCTCGATGCGGGCCGTCGCCGTACCGACGCCGGTGAATTGGAAGGTGAAGTGGTCCCCGCCGCCCGGCGCCGGCGTCCCGAGGGTGCCGACGCTGGCCTTGCCGAGCCCGGTGGTGGTCTGCGCCGACATCAGCGTCACCGTCGTCGTGTCGGCCGGCGCGTGGCTCGTGGGGACGTTCATCAGGAGGATGAACATCCCGAGGAGCAGCACGGCCCCGATGATCTTGTCGGGAGAACGAATTTGCATTGGGCCGCCCTCCTCACTCCATCGACTAGGCGGTCACGGCGGTGATGGCGTAGGCGTACTCCGCGTTGATCGTCTCGGCGGTGCGGCGGAAGTCGGCCGTGATGATGTAGGTCTTGTCCTCCGCGAAGTACGGGCTCTGGTACTCGCGCACGGCAAACGGGGACTCGCCGAGGAGCGTGGCCTCGAACTGCCCGAAGGCGCACGGCGCGACGCCGTCCCACGTGCCGCCGTTCAGGGTCGGCGAGTAGCCGATCCATACGTCGTTGTCGGTCCAGACGAAGGCGGGCGTGTAGGTGCCGGTCGGGAGCGTGTCGTAGCGGGCGCCCGGGACGATGAGCTGGAGGCCGAAGATCGGCCCTTCCGGCAGGCCCTTGGCGAGCAGGCCCGGCTCGGTGTAGACGCGGAGCGTCTTGATCTCGGACGACGCGGCGAAGATCGGCCAGATGTGCCGCGGCATGAGGAGGTAGTTCGCCTCGATGCCCGTCCGCTTGAAGAACTTCATCTTCGCGTCTTCGATGTCGGACTGGATGTAGGTCGTCGACTCGTGCCAGTGGGCCGCGGCGGCTTCCTTGTTGCCGGCGGCGAAGCCGGACGCGAGGTACTTGGTGTGGATCGCCTTCTCGACGAGGTACTGGAGCGCGTTGACGATGCGCTGCGTGCCCGTGACCCGCGGCTCGTCGGGGGAGATCGAGTTGTCGATGTCCTCCTGCGAGTATTCGACGCGGAGCGCGGACTCCTTGATGACGCCCTCGCTCCAGGTCTTCGCCGGGCGCGGGACCATGTTGGCGCGTGCGCCGGGGCTCCGGACGGCCTCGTAGGTCACGTCGAGCACGCTGGCGTCCCACGTCGCCCAGCGGTACTTGTCCTTCGGCACGCGCTTGACGGGCGCGAGGCGGTCGGCGACCCATCCGCCGTTCTTCCAGGTGTCCGTCGCCACGTTCGTGAGGACCGGATCGGGGAGCAGTTCGCTGAGATTCGGGCCAATCATTTTCTAACTCCTTTTTTTTCTCGTCAGAACTTCGTGATGGAGAGCAGATCGCCGTCGGCGGCCGCGGGCGTCCGCGTCGCGCCGATGACGTGGTCGGTCCCGACCGTCGCTTCGACGACCTTGCCGGTCCCGTTGCCGCACTTGACGGCGGTGCCGACGGTCGTGAGGGCCTCTCCGGCCGTGACGATGAGGACGCCGTCGCAGTCGAGCGCGCAGGGCTGGCCGCTCTTGGAGGCGACGCGGGGCGTGCCGACGTCGATCGCGCCGTCGGCCGCGAGCGTGACCGTCGCGTTCGACGTGGCGTCGATCTGGTAGAGGAGATGCTCGGTCAGGTCGAGGCCGGCGAGGCCGCTGACCTTCCGGTTCCCGGGTTCGTATTCGAGTCCGCGTGTATGAGCCATCTACTCCTCCACGTCAGAACTTCGTGATCGAGATGAGCTCGTTCGCTCCCGAGGCGGTCGGGGTCCGGGTGACGCCGATGATGTGATCGGTGCCGGCGGTTGCCGTGACGACCTTGCCGGCGGCGTCGCACTTGACCGGCGTGCCGACCGTGGCGAGGGCCTCGCCCGACGTGACGACGAGGACGCCGTTGCAGTCGAGCGTCACCGGCTGGCCGGACAGGGCCGCCTGGCGGACGACGCCGCAGTCGACCGCGCCCGCGCCCGCGAGGGTGATGGTCGCGTTGCTCGTCGCGTCGATGCGATAGAGCAGATGCTTTGAAAGGTTCGCACCGGCCACGCCGCTGATCGTCCGGCCGCCGGGCTGGTTCTCGAGTCCCCGAGTGTGAGCCATTGTTCTCTCCTCTTCCTACTTGCGGCTGACCGCGAGGGCGGCCTGCGCGTAGCTGACCTTGTTCTCCTCGGAGTACGCGACGGCGGCCAGGTGGAGGTTCAGACGCTCGGGGTTGAACGCCACCGCCGCGTCTCCGATGTAGTCGTTCGCGGCCCGCTTGGTCTTCGACGCCGTCCGCGTCGCCAGCTTGTCCTTGCCGACCGGCGCGACGACCGGCATCGCCTCGACGAACTTCTTGAAGCCCTCGAGGTTGGCTGCGGCGAACGTCTCGGCGTCGGGCTTCTGCGCGGCCGTGATCTTGCCGTCCGCGAGCGCCTTCTCGACGGCCGCGGCGACGTTGCGCTCGTGCTCGGCCTTCTCGTGGAGCTTGGCGGCCTCGGCCTGGATCTGCGCCGTCAGGTCCGGCGGCGGCTCGACCGCTGCCACGACGGGCGCGGGCGGCTCGACGGCGACGGATACCGCCGGGGTCAGCGCAGCCAGCTTGTCGGCGAGGCTGTCGATCGCCTTCTGGACGTCTTCCGGACCCGCGTCTTCCGCGAGGCCGAGACGAGCGAGTGTCTCCTTGGGGAGCGCCATGTCTGTCTCCTCGTTCTTGGCCGTCTCAGCGGACGGCGCGTTTCCGATTCGATCGCCGGCATCGGCCGGCGTCGCTTTGTTGGCTGCAACTCGTAGGTCGGGCATGGCCGGCGTGTTGGTCAACGCGCCGCCGGTGATTTCGTAGGGACGCAGCACTTCGCGGCCCTCGTGCATGACGGGCTTGCGCTCGGCCGTGTCCATGACGCGCTCGGCGAAGAACTCGGGCGAGAAGCCGTCCCACTCGGGCGGGTCGGTGCGGATCGCGGCACGGGCCGCCGGCGTCCACTTGACGTAGCCGTGGAGGCCGCTGCCGTCCGCCTCGAACTTCAGCACTTCGCCGGCCTTGCGGCCGCTGCCGTCGTGCCCGTAGTTGACGCGGATCTTCTGGCCGCCGACGAGCTTCGCGTTCGCCAGGTCGGCCATCTTGAGGACGTTCTCGGGCGTGATCTCGAACTGCCGCCAGTCCTCCTCGTCCATCCGCGCCATCCCCATCGGGAAGAAGGTCAGACGGACGATCCCGTCGGTCGTCTCGGCGCGTTCGGCCTCGGCGAGCTTCCGGTGCGGGCCGTGGATCGGCCGGAAAAGGTCGGCAGTCATGGGTTCGCTCATGCGGCCCTCCCCATCAGGAGTTCAGGCGGAACGGTCGAGATGACGCGGTCGACGTCCCAGTCCGGGTCCATCGGGACGCTGATCGCGCCGCTGCTGCTGACCTGGTACTCGCCCGCCCGCACGTCCTCGGCATCGAGCTCGATCGCCTGGCATCGGCAGTTGAAGTGGACGCCCGGCAGGAAGTTCCTCGCCCCGGCGTCGGCCTTGGCGAAGACCTTGCCGTCGAGCGGCCCGCAGATCTCGCAGACGCGCTCGTCCTCGGCTGTGGCGTACATCCAGAATCCGGCCCGCTGCATCCACGCCGGCGAGAACATCTCGGCGTAGCGCCCGGCGTTGTAGGCGGTCATGGTGTTCTGGCGGAAGACGAGGTCTGCGTACCACGCCGAGAACTCCTCGCCGCTGTAGACCTCGCCGCCGAAGGCCGCGAGGATGCGGTTCGCCTCGGTCGTCCATTCCTTCGACGTCAAGGCGTCGCGGATGCCGTTCGTCAGCGAGGCGTAGAGCGCCTCGAGGAGCTTGCTGTCCCAGACGGTCGCCAGACCGAACGCCTTCGCCTTCTCCTCGGCCGCGAGCGCGTTGAAGACGCCCGTCGGGAGCACCTTGCGGCGCTGCCACGACTCGAGGACGCCCGGGAGGTCGCGGAGGTCAGGCATTCCGCCCGCGCTCCTTCCGCTGGTCGACGACGCCGCGCATCGTCGCGTCGAGCATGACGGCGGCGAGGAGATCCTGCAGTTTCTCGGCCGTGACCGCCTCGAACCGTGCGTGGTGCAGGACGCGGACGAGGACGGTCGTCAGGTCGACGCCCTCGGCGACGGCCTTGTCGATGACGGCGCGGTAGGGGCCGACGATCTCCTCGGCGGCGCCCGGAGCGAGCTTCGTGGCGCGATCGACGAGCGGGTCGACGGTTGCCGTGGAGGCCGCGGCGCGGAACGGGATGACCTGGGCGCCTGTCGGGACGCCCTGCCCGAACGGCGAGGGTGCCGCGGGCTTGGCGATGACCTGGTCGCCCTCCTCGGGCATCGGGATGCCGCTGAGGCCGTGGAACCACGTCACCGGGAGCGTCGAGACGCCCGCGTCGGTCAGGTTCTTGACCGTCTGCGAGAGGGTGAGGAGATCCTCCTCGTCCTCGACGCGGATCTTGATCTCGGGCGTGTAGATTTCCGCCTCGGGTCCGAAGTTACGGACGACGAGGCCCTTGACGAGCTGCTCGCGCAGGACGGACGCGATCTCGACCGCCCGCGCTTCCGCGAGGTTCTGCCGCTGCTCGTCGTGGACGGACGCGGACGACTTGGAGCC